ACCAAAAGCAGATGAAGACTAAAACTTGGCAGTTACCTAAGCCTGAGAAGGTAGATGACGAATATGAGTGGGTTCCAGTAGTAAGAATTGGTAGAACTATACCCTTTGGCTACAAGCAAGACCCAGAAGATGCAGATATTTTACTGCCTATACCAGAAGAACTAGAACTTTTTGAAGAAGCTAAGAAACATTTAAAGAGATATAGTTATAGGGAAGTATCTGCTTGGTTAAGTACAACCTCTGGTAGGATGATCTCCCACGTAGGTTTATTTAAAAGGGTAAAACTTGAGCAAAGACGTAAGAACGCAGCTTCAGTCCAAGATTTCTATGCCCAAAGGTACAAAGCGGCAGCAGAAAAGGCGGAGAAGCTCGAAAAAGAAAGAATTGGTGCAAGACGTAGAGTTGAAACCAACGACTCCGATCAGCACACCGGATACTGAAGTAGAGCAGGTACAAAGGGAAGTAATCTTTGAACCTAACCCCGGTCCTCAAACAGGTTTTCTAGCTTCAACAGAGCAAGAAGTTCTATATGGGGGATCTGCAGGTGGTGGTAAATCATACGCAATGATTGCCGATCCTGTAAGATACTTGAATAATCCAAATGCTCGTATGCTACTAGTACGTAGAAGCACTGAAGAGCTGAGAGAACTTATCTCTGTATCTAAACAACTATACCCTAAAGCAATTCCGGGTATAAAGTTTATGGAAAGAGATAAGACTTGGGTAGCCCCTAGTGGAGCTACACTCTGGATGTCATACCTTGACCGTGATGATGACGTTATGAGATATCAGGGACAGGCATTTAACTGGATTGGTTTTGACGAATTAACGCAATGGCCTACACCCTATCCTTGGAATTATATGAGGTCACGTCTTCGTACAACCAAAGCTAGTGGGCTACCTTTATATATGAGAGCTACTAGTAACCCCGGTGGTCCCGGCCATCAGTGGGTTAAGAAAACTTTTATAGACCCAGATACACCTAATAAATCTTTCTGGGCTACAGACTCAGATACTGGTGAAGTTATCTGCTGGCCTAAAGGTCATACTAAAGAAGGTGAACCGTTATTTAAACGCAGGTTTATACCTGCTAACTTATTTGACAACCCTTACCTTGCAGATGATGGAATGTATGAAGCTAATCTTCTGTCGTTACCAGAGCATCAGAGAAGACAGTTGCTAGAAGGTGATTGGGATATAAACGAAGGAGCAGCCTTTCCAGAGTTTAACCGAAAGATTCACGTTGTAGAACCTTTTGATATTCCAAACAGTTGGCCTAGGTTTAGAGCATGTGACTATGGTTATGGTTCTTATACTGGAGTTGTCTGGATAGCAGTTGCACCTGATGAGCAATTGATAGTATATCGTGAGATGTATGTCAGTAAAGTTCTTGCAACAGACTTAGCTGATTTAATCTTAGAAACAGAGTCAGAAGAAAAAATACGTTACGGTGTTCTTGACTCTTCACTATGGCACAAACGTGGTGACACCGGTCCAAGTCTAGCGGAACAAATGATTGTTCGTGGTTGTAGGTGGAGACCAGCAGATAGATCAAAAGGATCTCGTGTCTCAGGTAAAAATGAAATACACAGAAGACTACAGATAGATGAGTTTACAGAACAACCTAGAATGGTAATCTTTGATAACTGTAAAAATTTAATTTCGCAACTACCAGCTATACCTTTAGATAAAAATAATCCAGAGGATGTAGATACAAAATCAGAAGACCACCTTTACGATGCTCTAAGGTATGGTGTTATGACAAGACCTAAAAGTAGTTTGTTTGATTATACACCTGTTTCAAACACAGGGTTTCAAGCTAGTGATGCAACCTTTGGATACTAATGTAATAGTAACTTGTCCTAAGTGTTCAATAATTTATGACACAGATAAGTTTGAGTATTGCCCTAGATGTCGAGAACAATATGATTTTGATAACGGGCCTTGGAAAAATAACGAATGAAAACTTTTGTAGTTGTTGTAAGTATATGGGGTAATAATGGTACTGACTGGGTGTATACCGGCAATCAGTATGTTATGAACCAACTGTTTACAAAAGAACAATGTGAACAAATTGTTGATAGTTCTAACTGGAATAAGTTTAAAGAAAACAAATACTACGATTTACAGTTTGACTGTTTTAATGAGGATAACCAATAATGGCAGAAGAAGAAACTTTTGAAAACGAAATGGCAATGGACTCCATAGAAAGTCAAGCTATTGAAGATGCAGAAAAAGAAACATACTCAGATCCACTAGCAGGAAAAATTGTAGGTTTAGTTCAAGATCGTTACAGTAAAGCCTCCACAGCTCGTGAAACAGAAGAACAACGTTGGGTAAAAGCCTATCGTAATTATCGTGGTCTATACGGACCAGATGTTCAATTTACTTCCACAGAAAAATCGCAGGTATTTGTTAAAGTTACAAAAACAAAAGTACTTGCAGCTTATGGTCAGATTGTAGATGTATTGTTTGGAAGCAACAAGTTTCCTATATCTATAGACCCAACAACTTTACCGGAAGGTGCAGCTGAGTCTGTATACTTTGAGTCTAATGATAAGATGGATGAAGCTAAACAACAGTTTGGTCCAGAAGAAACTAAACTTAGACCCGGTGAAACTATCGTAGATCTACGTGAACGTTTAGCTAGTATGGAACAAAAGCTAACACCAGTCGTAGATAAATTAAAAGAGGGTGAAGGTAAAACACCCACAGAAATTACTATACATCCAGCAATGATCTCAGCTAAGAAGATGGAAAAGAAGATCCATGATCAGCTAGAAGAGTCCGGTGCAAAGAAACAGTTACGTGTTGCAGCATTTGAAACTGCACTGTTTGGCACAGGAGTTATGAAAGGTCCGTTTGCTGTAGACAAAGAATACTCTAATTGGAATGATGAAGGTGAATACTCACCTATATTTAAAACAGTACCACAAACTTCTTCTGTATCCATCTGGAACTTTTATCCAGATCCTGATGCAGCTAACATGGACGAGGCCGAGTATGTAGTAGAGAGACACAAGATGTCTCGATCTCAAATGCGTACTCTTAAGAATCGTCCTTTCTTCCGTGAAAATGCCATCGACACTGCAATATCTATGGGTGAGTCTTATACCAAGGAGTGGTGGGAGCAAGTCATGGAAGATGATGCTCAAGAATCTAGATCCGAAAGGTTTGAAGTTCTTGAGTTTTGGGGGAACGTTGATACTGATGTCTTAGAGGGATATGATGTAGACATTCCAGATGATCTAAAAGATATGGATCAAGTATCCGTAAACATTTGGACGTGTAATGGTCAAGTCCTCAGACTTGTCATGAATCCGTTCACCCCATCTATTATACCTTACTATGCAGTTCCATATGAGGTAAACCCATACAATATGTTTGGCGTTGGTCTAGCAGAAAACATGGACGATACCCAGACATTAATGAATGGTTTTATGCGTATGGCAGTTGATAACGCTGCACTGTCGGGTAACATGCTCATCGAGGTTGATGAGACAAACCTAACTCCGGGTCAAGACTTGTCGGTATATCCGGGCAAGGTCTTCCGCAGACAGGGCGGTGCTCCGGGTCAGGCAATCTTTGGAACTAAGTTTCCTAATGTATCTAGTGAAAACATGCAGATGTTTGATAAAGCGAGGGTACTAGCAGATGAATCAACAGGTTTCCCATCTTTTGCGCATGGTCAAACAGGAGTTCAAGGAGTGGGGCGTACTGCTTCTGGAATCAGTATGCTTATGTCTGCTGCTAACGGCAGCATACGTAACGTTATCAAAAATGTGGATGATTATTTACTAGCACCTATATCAAAAGCATTCTATCATTTTAACATGCAGTTTGACTTTGATCCTGAGATTAAAGGTGACTTAGATGTAAAAGCTCGTGGTACTGAGTCTTTGATGGCTAATGAAGTACGTAGCCAAAGACTGATGCAGTTCTTACAAGTTGTACAGAATCCAGTACTAGCACCGTTTGCTAAGATGGATTATATCATTCGTGAGATTGCTAAAGCTATGGATCTTGATCCAGATAAGTTGGTAAACTCCATGTCTGATGCTGCAGTACAGGCAGAAATACTTAAGAAGTTTCAAGAAGCAAACCCACCAGAACCACAGCAACAACCACAAGTTGGACCTGACGGACAGCCAATAGCTCCACAGGGGCAGGGAGCAGCTCCACAAGTAGGGGATACCGCTGGAGGTGGGGGAGGTAACATAGGTATAGGTACAGCACCTCAGCCGGGAGAACAGGGCTTCTCAGCTAATACTGGCCAACAGGGTGCTGCATGAGCCTAAAATTAGTAGTTAATAATAAACCTCAATGGGATGCAATGCTCGATGAGTTTAATATTCGTATTGCATTTGCTTATCGACAGTTAGAACAGCGAACAGAGATTGAAGAGATATACAGACTTCAAGGAGAGATTCGTGCATTAAAATCTTTAGCTATGCTTAGGGACAGAGTAAACAACGATGGTAACTAACACATCTCTTAGACCTCGTATAAGACCTGACAACAATAACAAACAGGCAACTGGTACACAAAGACTTACTGCTTGGGAAAATTTTGGTGACATAGAGTTTGAGTCTGATTTAAAAGAATTATTAGATAAAGATCCGATTGCCGCTTTAGGATTTGATGCAGCTAAAACTAGGTATACTTTACCTCAAGAGATTCAGAATGCTTATTACATGGGCGGTTCAGATGAAAGAAGTAGATACGCCAAAGACGGTATAGTAGTTTATGGTCCAGATAGTGGTTCGTCTAAAGACATTGTATATCTTGGTGAAAAAGACGATGTAGTTTATGGTCCAGCTCTTGGTGCGTCTAAAGACACTATTGCACATGAATATAGGCATAGAGGACATAGAATTTTACGGGATGCTTATTTTAAAGATAAAGAAGGTTTTACTAAAAAGTATGGTCAAGATGTTGTAGATTTTCTTACTGGAGATTTTCCTAGTAATGTTTTTTATCAAGGAGATAGAAACGAAGAATTTAGAACTGAGCTTGGTGATGATTTAGATGCTACGTATATTAAACCAAGACCTACTACCACACAAGTTACACAAATGTTTCCAGACTTAGCAGGAGTTCTTTCTGAAGAAGAATTAGAAGGGGTAGGTCAAAAATTATATACACAACTTTTTAATGAAGCAGACGAACCATATGAATTATCCTCAGAATTAAGAGAGGAATTGTATGATAAATTAGTAAAGAGTTCAAAGTTAGATGGCACAGAACTTGTAACTAAAAAAGATCAAGAAAAATATAAAGGTATTTTAACTAAAGTACGTCAAGCAGCTTCTGATATATTAAAAGAACGTAAAGGTTATGATGAAGGTGGACTAGCAGAACAAACAGATACTTTGTTTGGTTATACTGCCGAAGGAGCAGAGCAAGAAGCTGAGAGACTTGCTACTGATTTTAAAGAACCTGAAGTTGAAAAATATGTACATCCTTTAAAAAGTGTACCATTCTTTGATAGACCACTTGGTGCTTTACCTACAGATATTCAAGTAGGTCAAGATGAGTTAGGTAATCCTGTTTTTCAATCCCAAATTGGTGGTTATGAATATGTAATAAGAAAAAATCCTGATCAAAGAAATTTTAGACAAAAATTTCAAGCTGATATTCTTCCAGCCATTAAAGAATATTTTAAAGATCCAACGTTACCAACTAAAGAACAAGTAGTTGGTGCAGGTAAAGCAGTAGCAGAAAGCATAATAGATACTGCAAGTATACCGGGAGATTTAGTAACAGGTAAAAGAAATTTAGGTGATCTTACTTATGCTGATGTTGCAGATACAGCTGGTATGATGGCCATAGGTTCAGCTCCATTTAAAGTTCCTGAAGATTCGTTAAGACTTTTTGGTGGTATAAATATTAAAGGTGCTACTGAACGTAAAAATTTAAATAAGGCGGTAAAACTTTTAGATAAATCTGATTGGACTCATGAAAGTGGTCCTGTACCTTACAACCTTAATAAAAAAATCTGGGAAAAAACTGGTTGGTATGTAGATCCTACAGATGGACAATGGCGTATTCATATAGATGATTCTAAATCAAATTTAAAAAGTTTTGAAGATGCATTTAAAATTGAAAGTGGTCAAGTTACTTTTAAAGAGTTAGGTGAATCTTCTCTGCCAAAAGACCAAAGTAAAAAAGTAAAACTACCTGAAATTTTAAATCATGAAAATTTATACGATAGGTATCCAGATTTAAAAGCATTAGATGTAAATTTTTATAGTGATGTTAAAAAGAAAAATACTCTTGGATCTGCAGATGGAGAAAAAATCTATATTAACTTAGCTGCTTTTGAAAAATATGGTGATATGAAAAGCACTATATTACATGAAATACAACATATCATTCAAGAAAAGGAAGGTTTTGTACCTGGATCTAATCAATTAAATATTCCAAATGAACTTGTAGAAAATAAAGTACAAGAAATTAAAAAAAAGAAGACACCTCTAAGTGTTAAAAAAGCTGTTGCT